TGAATGACTCAGACGGCTCTCCGTGATACATAACTTTAGGGACGTTCCCTATTTGTGCCGCGATAATGCGAGCTTTTTTGGGGTGAATATCCATTTAGTATCACCAATATGGTGCGGGTGACAGGACTTGAACCTGCTATAATCAGCTTTCAATGCACGATTTTGCGCTATTTTGCATTTTTCGTGTCATGTTTCATGTCATATACTCTTTGAAAATAGTCGTCGATAACCTTATCGACGCGCTGGCGATCATCATCGAAAGTCTGTTGATAAACTGACCTTAGTGTGCTGGTATTACTCCAACCTCCCCGCTCCATTGCGTATATATCAGGAATATTCAACTTTGCCATGACGCTGGCACTGATGTGTCTCAGGTCATGAAAAGTAATGCAATACCCTGCTGACCTTGTAATTTTTACGAGCTTGTCATATATTCGCTTAGGATTGTACTGCACGACATAATCATCAGGGTTGAGCTCCAATGCGTCAATCAACTCAACAAGCGGCTTGCCAAGTCTTACTTGTCGATTACTCTTATATGTTTTTGCTTGTTTCTTTACTGTCAGCTTATTGCCAACCATAACGCGCACCTGCGACAGTGTTAAGATATCTCCAGCTATATCCTTGCGGCGTATTCCCTGTATCTCTGACATTCGCAATCCGCCCCATACTGCAAGTAACACTGGTATTTCAATATCTGTGCCACGAAACAGTTCAATAACTGTTTCGGCGTCAGGCAAGCTTTTAAACGTTCTAGTTTTTTGTGGCAGGCGTATTTTGCCCAATTTTATATCAACATCATGATAGGTCATTACCGCTGTGAAGAAACCATATACATTTCTTACAGTTTTCGCAGACCTTACGACAGCAATGCTGTTCACCCAATCTTGCACAAGTTGTGGCGTAATATCATTTAACCGCATATTTGCAAATCTGTCAAAATGGTTCCTGAGTTCCGATTTGTATTCATGTATCGTGGTAGGCGATAGAACAGGTGTTTTAATCTCAATGTATTCCTCTGCAGCTTGCTGAAACGTTTTTTCGTCCTCGCTTTGTTGAGTACTGTTCAGCCACTCTGCCGCCATTAGCTCGGCTTCTTTTTTGGTTTTTGCCGTGAACGATTTGTACTTCCCTGTTGCTTTGTCATATGCTCTAACGCGATAGTTTCCGCTAGGTAATTTTTTTGCTGTTGCCATGTTAAATTCCTCCTAATATCTCTTGACAGTTTCTAAATTTTATGTTAAGATAATAGGGTACTACCCTACTGTCCATTTGCTGTGGTTTGTCGGTGTTGTACACGCCCTCACAGGTCGCTCTGTGGGGGCATTTTTTGTTATAAAATTCCGCTTGACAAAATCGAACGAACGTTCTATAATAATTATATCAACTTTGGGTATGCTAACCCCGAGGTGATATAAAATGCCGCTCTACGAAATTAAACTTAAAGAATTGCGAAAGAGAGCACGTCTAACTCTCGTTGAGCTTGCGGAAAGAACAGGTGTTAGCAAATCCGCCTTGTCGAAAATCGAAACAGGTGAAAGTGTACCAAGAATAGACACCATAGTGCTTTTGGTAATTTTCTTCAAATGCGAACTTGCAGATTTGGTTGTAATTCACAAATAAATTCCTGTTTAGTGGAATTTTATTGCCAAAATATTGGTCTTATTGTATTATTATGTGGAAAGGGAAAGGAATGGTCTACTATGAAGATAACGGACGAAGAGCTAGAAATGATTGAAAAGCTGAGATCCTTATCCCCTGACGGGTTAGAAAAGGCGCTAAACAAATTAGTTGAACTCGCCAAGGAACAAGGAGAGGATCTAAAGCAAAAACAAACAAAAGGTACATAGTTCTGAGCTAACTCATTTGAGTTGGCTTTTTTTATTTTACGTATTTATTTTTAAAATCATCAATCGCTGCTTGATATTTGCTATCCGCACATGACATACCACTGAATGAATATGTGCCGTCCGCTTGTTTTTCACTTTTCGTAGCAAAAACTACTTTGTTATCGCAGAAAACCCACCAATCTATATAATTTGGAGCACCATATTCACCAACCATGCCATCGCAAATGCCAGAACTCGTTGTTTCAAATCGTTGCATATTATTGTCTGCTGTATCGTTTGGGAGACTTACGTTGAATTGAATGCTATTTGAACCATTTGAATATGCCTTTACGTAAGTTCCATCGTCAGTTGAATAATCACCTAAAAACTCCATATCATTTGTTTCTGTAACTGATGAAGTCTCAGCTGCTGTAATTTCTGCAGTAGTAGTGACAGTAGTAGTTGTTGTTGACTCTGCGGTGATAGCTGTCGTCGTAGTAGTTTCGGCTGCAGTTGACGTTGTTGTACTATTATTATCACTGCTGTCACTGCAAGCTGTCATACCTAACGCCATTGTAAGTGTAACTATCCCTGTTATAATTTTTTTCATAATATCTCCTCCTAATTTTTTTAATTAATTGCTATTCCGATAGCAATAGTTGCTATACAGCCTACTATAAGTAGCACTATTGCGGCAATTTGCTCATTTTTGTTCTTGCGAAGATCACGTTTATAAATGTATTCTTCGTAATTTGCCCCGTCTTCTCTGATGTGTCTTTCCTGCACTTTTAAAATTACCATTGTCAGCGCAAACGCCGCAACAATGATAAGCAACACAAGTATTGCTTGAAGCATAACTACACCTCCTATTTAAAGTGAATTTAAAAACTTCTTGAATATTTCCTTTTTCTCGTCTGAAAGACTTCTAATTAATTCAATAATTTTTATTTCCTCTGCGGATAGCTCAATGCCTGCAGAGATTTTTTCTTTGCCATACAGCAAATAAGACTCAGACACGTTAAAATATTCAGCTATTTTTGTGAGCTTTTCAGCAGATGGCTTTTGCGTTCCTTTCTTCCACTGTGAACATACAGCATTGCTAAACCCTAACTCTTTTGCGACGCCATTTGGCTTTACACCTTTCAGCGTACAGAGTTCATAAAACCTATCCCAAAAAGACATAAATAAACTACCTTTCTTGAATTTGTTGCAATTTTTATAAATATTGCACATTTTTTGATGTGTCTTTTTGTACATAGCACTAAAATCTAAGAAATCTTAGTAATTTTGATTGACAAACTAAGAATTCTTAGATATAATAAGTTTGTAAAAGAAATTATACAAAAAAGACAACACAAAACAAAGCCATATTGAAAGTCCCAATTTTCAAAATAGCTCGTTTATATTATATTTGGTCGCACTTATATAATAGCTCTTTTTATCTAATTTGTCAAGGTTCTTTTACAAAATTTATGTGTTTTGGAGGTGAACAAAGTTTGAAAATTAACAGCATCGAGTATGTGTTGGCAAGATACTTTGAGAAAGATTTCTTAATTGCAATGAGGGATATCCCTATCATTGTTTCGGGCAAGCAAGGCGCAACTGGTAAAACAACGGTGTGCAATATTCTAAGGAAGCATGGATACACCGCTTTTGAAGAATGGCAGCTTAAAAACCCTGAAACTGACGAACAGAAAGCTCTTGCTAACAGGTTGAAAGATGAAAATGAAATCTTCATTTTGTTAAAACTCAACAAGCCAATATCGGAGGTGATAAAGTGAACTATCAGAATTTCGTTGCAAAAGTCTATGCAGAACTTAAACTTCGCCGCATGACGAGAAAAGATCTCGCCAAACTTACAGGTTACAGCGAGAACACAATAAACGTGTTCATGAGTAACACAGATAGCCGAGATCGCTCAGATAACGTGGCGAAAGCTATTTCAGCGGCTCTGCACATAGAGCTTTAGAGAGGAGAGGGAGAACAATGTACGGCAAGCTTATTGTCCACTATTGTCAGGACAATCACGTAACTTACAAGGAATTTGCTAAGCTGTGTGGCGTAAACGTGAGAAGCATTTATCGTTGGATAAACGGCTCAACGATAAAGGACAAGGCAACGGAACTCAAGCTTTGTGAACTTCTCGGTGTTGAGATACCACAAGCAAAAGAAATCTTTGACGACACATCAGACACATTTTATATCTTCCCTGAGGAAAAGCAACCGACAAAGGTCATTCAGCTTGGTGAAGATTATTACACAATGCTCCGTGAACTTGCATTCAAAAGCAAAACGTCACTGAGATATGTTGCGGAAATGTGCATAGACTTTGCTGCGGCAAGATACAGAGGGTGATGTTAATGCCAGCAAAGAAAATAACAGCAGATGATGTGATGTCACGAGTGTTTAAATCTGCAAGAGCCGAGAAAGGTCTCACGCAGGCAAAAATCGCAAAACGGCTGAGCATGACACAGACAGCTGTGAGCAGGTGGGAACGACAGTTCGGCACCATGAATGCTGAACAAATCGTAGCGTACTGCAAGATAATCGGGGCGAGCCCCGAAGAAATCTTTGCGGAGTACTGCAAAGAAAGGAGTGTAAAGAAATGAATAACATGATAGCAACGTTAGAGATCGTCAGATTCGTGGCTGCAATAGCGTTATGTACGGCGCTATTTGCATTGGCAATCTACGGACTGTATCGAAACATCAAGGAGACAGCCGAAACCGCAATTCGTGAGGAGCTGGAGCAGGCGATCAAGGAAGCTTCAAAGCCTGTTGTCAAGGTCGAGATTTCCACAAAGGGAAGGTGGTAAAATGTCGGATAGTACATTCATAGCCTGCATAATAGGCGCAACAATCGTGGTTCTGGCGGTTTTCTATGCCGTGATACTGTTCATAGCATGTATTATAGACCAGCACAAATGGGAACAGAAACGTAGCTGTGATGATGACAGTCACAATGAAAAAAGAGACGGCAGAGTTTAGATTTGCAATGCAACGGATTTGCTATGAATAGCATTGGCAATGGCAAAGCGAACCTGTGAACGGCTACGGAATGCGAAGGTGTTGATTTGAACAGCAAAGCAACGGCCTAGCGTCGATAAGCAACGGCAAAGCTGTGAGGTGAGGAGCTAGGGCTAGGTATGCACAGCACCGTTTTGATAAGCAAAGGCGAAGCTAAACTGAGTTTCGATAAGCAAAGGTGAGGCGAAGTTTTGACACGCAACGAGAGGCAATGGCATTGCAGCGTACAGAGTGGCGGCGTTATGCAAAGGAAATGCAATTCGTGGAAACGCTATTCGATGAAACGCAATGGCCTGGCAAAGAATTGACACGCTAAGGCGTAGTAAAGCGATATGTTGCAAAGGCATTGAGAAGCATAGAGATACAAGGGCATAACAGTGATTAGCAAAGGCACTGCAGTGACTAGCAAAGGCGTAGTTCGGCACAGTATGGCGTCGAAAAGCAAGGAAAAATAATTTTAACGTAACGGAGGTCAAAAAAATGAAAGAAATCAAGGTAAAACTGACGTTCACAGAAGAAATTCTGGGAACAGCAAACGCAACAACCACAATCCACGATGAGTATATCGCATCGAAAGCACCTGACGCAAAGAGCCGTGAGGAAGAGATAGCCGCACTTGGCGTGGCTGAGGTAATTGAAAAGTCTATGACGGTGTTCCCGACACTGGAAGACGGCACACCATTTCTATGGGACTATCAAGTCAAGGGATTTTTTAAGGACGCTTGCGGTGTTCTGAAAAAGGTATCAGGCACGGCTAGTTCAAAAATCAAAGCGTACAAGAAAGAAATTGACGGACTTATCTTCGTCGAGGAACGAAAAATCCCATACGAATTCAATGGCGGCATGGGTGAGTGTCAGAGACCGCTGAGGGCAAGCACACCACAGGGCGAACGTGTTGCACTGGCACACTCTGAAACAGTACCTGCAGGAGCGACAGTTGAATTCACAATCCAGATTCTGAAAGACGATATGGAAACAGCCGTGCGTGAGTGGCTGGACTACGGCAGGCTGAGAGGTATCGGTCAGTGGCGTAACAGCGGCAAAGGTCGCTTTGAGTGGGAGGAAGAAGAATGCTGACGAGAGAAGAAACGATAAAGGCATTTGAATGCTGCTACATGACGTATAACTGCAAAGAATGTCCGCTTGACAAGCAAGGGAAATGCTACATCAGAAATTCCGGAAAACCAGAGGTAAACAAAGCTGTTATGCACTATCTTAAAGAAAACGAGCCTGCACCTGCGGCAACAGGCACAAGCTCGGAGGTATCAAAAGATACCGGTTCAACACACCTTGATGATAGCATACTGCTTAACATTTGTCAAGAGGGATTGTGCACAGTTGCCCAAAATCGCAACGCCGATTATCAAATTGGCTATGCAGATGCGGTGCTTGACGTCATCAAAAAGTTGAGAGGTGGGCAGAGTGACTAGCTATTCATGTTTGGATTGCAAGCACCTGAAAGGGTGTTTGGAGAGTAGCAGGCGTTACCCGTGTAAAGACTTTAAGCTGGCAGAACCAGCGTTATTGGAAAGAAGAGGTCGAAATGACAGCAATCGAAAAGTTGAACAGCATAATCACCAGCGTTGATGCTCTTGCACAAATAGCCGATGATTGCAACTTCCCTGCTGTCAGAGCAATATACAATGCAACCGCAAGCGGACGTATTGAACTTTTCGCGCGCGAGGACGATTTCAAGGCACTTGCAGATGCAGTATATTCGCCACTGCACACTGTTACATCATACAATCACATCGGTGATGATGTATATAAAACAACTGAAATGTGGTTTTGCTACAAAGAACACACGTTCACAATGATAAGAGAGGAGAAATATAATGGATAACGAAATTATCGACATAAACCAGGCGGAAATCAGACAGATACCTACGCAGACACAGACACAGCTCGCATCGCATACTGACACGGGAATTATCTCAGATTTCCGCAAATATTTCAAAATGGCAAGCGAACTGTGCAAAGCGGACATCATACCGCAGGCGTACAAGGGTAAGGTCGCTGATACCGCAATAGCCATTGACATGGCTAATCGTATGGGCGTAAGCCCGATGATGGTCATGCAATCGATGTTCGTGGTCAAGGGCAAGCCAAGCTGGAGCGGGCAAGCTTGCCTGAGCTTTATCCGAGCAAAATTTACCGACGTAAAGGTGATTTACGTCGGTGCAAAAGGTACTGACGACAGAGGTTGCTACGTCAAGGCAACTGACAAAGACGGCGATGTGCTTGAGGGAACGACAGTCACAATGGCTATGGCAAAAGCAGAGGGGTGGACTTCCAACTCTAAGTGGAGAAATATGCCCGAGCAGATGTTAGCATATCGTGCAGCATCATTTTTCGCAAGGGTTCACTGCCCGGAAACGCTTATGGGTGTGCAGGTCGAAGGCGAAGTTGAGGACTCTTCAAAGCCTGCAATGAGAGAAGTGGAGGATGTACTGTAAATGAAAACTACGAGAATTCATATAAAAAATCTGTTTGGCATTTCTGAAACAGAACTGGACGGACGCTCAATAGAAGTTACCGGCTCAAACGGCGTAGGTAAGACATCTATAATCGACAGCATAAAGTATGCTCTCACCAATGACAGTAGCCGTGATTACGTTATAAAGAATGGCGAAAGCGAAGGTGAAATCTTCATTGAGACCGACACAGGTTTGACTATTGACCGCAAGAAGCGTGTCAATCAGGCAGACTACAAGAACATCAGACAGGACGGCAAACCTGTTCAAAGCCCCGAAGCATTTGTCAGAGAGCTGTTCACGCCATTGCAGATTGACCCTGTTAGGTTCACACAGATGTCAAGGCAGGAGCAGAACAGAATTATTCTTGACCTCATTGAGTTCGATTGGGACTTAAATTGGATAAAGGAGAAGTTTGGCGAAATTCCGCAAGGTGTTGATTATCAGCAGAACATCTTACAGGTTCTGAACGATATCCAGTCCGAAAAGGGCGTTTACTTCCAGACAAGGCAGGATATCAATAGAGAAATACGCAACAAAACAGCGTTTATATCTGATATCGCAAAGGATATCCCACAGGGCTTCCAGGCTGAAAAGTGGGAAGCATATGACCTATCCGAAGCCTATACGAAGATAACAAAGGCTCAGGAGTACAACTCTCGCATCGAGAGGGCGAAGCTCTTCAAAGATAGCTATGACAACAAGGTCAGAGGTTATCAGGCTGAAATGGAAATTGCAGTAAGCAATCTGAAATCTGCTATCGCAGCAGAACGTGAGCAGCTGACTAGCGAAATCGAGCGCAAGAAAGCCGAAATCAAGGCGGCTGAGGACAAGCTCAATTCGCTTTCAGACAAGATAGCAGACAAGACTAAGATTTTTGAAAGCGAATACAGGGAGAAAGTCGCAAAGCTTGACAGCGACATCAAGGTAGCCGATGAATACACAGGCAAGCAGCTTGTTAACATATCTGCAATGCAAGCTGAGGTCAAGACAGCCGAGGAAATGAAGAAGCACCTCAACGAATACAAACGTATGAAGTCAATGCAGAACGAACTTGAAACGCTTGAAGAACATTCTAAGGCACTCACAAGCAAGATTGAGCTTGCAAGAGAGCTTCCAGGCGAGATACTTAAGACAGCAACAATACCCGTTAAGGGGTTGACAGTTAAAGACGGCATACCTCTCATAAATGGACTTCCCGTCAGCAATCTGTCAGAGGGTGAGCAGTTACAGCTTTGCGTCGATGTTGCCCTCAGCAAGCCTAACAGCCTACAGATAATTCTGATTGACGGAGCTGAGAAGCTTTCCGAAAAGAACAGGCTTGCACTTTATGAGAAGTGCAAGGAAAAGGGCTTGCAGTTTATCGCAACTCGCACAACGGACAGCGATGATCTGGAGGTGACATATCTGTGATACAGCTTACAAGTGAGAACTACTTCTCCCAGCAAGCTAACCTTGACTATATGAGTTGCTCACAGTTCAAGAGTTTCTGTGACTGCGAGGAAAGGACACTTGCGGACATTGCAGGTGATTACAAGCGTGACAGTTCAACTGCTCTGCTCGTAGGCTCATACGTTGACGCTCACTTTGAGGGAACACTTGACGTTTTCAAGGCTCAGCACCCAGAGTTGTTTAAGCGCGACGGAACGCTTAAAGCTGATTATGTACAGGCTGAGAGTATTATCCAGCGTGTAGAAAATGACAAGCTGTTCATGAAGTATATGGCAGGCGAAAAGCAGGTCATTATGACGGGTAAAATCGCAGGAGTGCCATACAAGATAAAGATAGACAGCTATCACCCTGACAAGGCAATCGTTGACCTAAAGGTCGTCAAGGACTTTGAAAAGCTTTGGAACGATACAGAGAAACAGAAACAGAGCTTCATTCGATACTGGGGATATGACATTCAGGGAGCTATCTATCAAGAGATAGCTCGTCAGAATACAGGCAAAAAGTTGCCATTCTTCATAGCCGCCGCCACAAAAGAAAAGCACACAGATTTTAACGTGTTCGCTGTTCCACAGGAATGGCTTGACGAAAAACTTGCGTTTGTTGAAGAACGCACACCACACTTTGCTAAGCTGAAAACAGGTGAAGAACTAGCCGAGAGGTGTGAGAAGTGTGATTGGTGTAAGGACACCAAGATACTTGACAGGATAGTTGACGCAAGAGATTTGGAGGACGGCATATGAGAAAGCAGGAAGTCTTGCTGATATCGTGTAGCGGGAAAACACTCGGGCACAATCTCAAGCAGCTAATTGGTACAGGTGCAAAAATATGCCACATCGAAAGAGCGTCAAGTTTTGGTCACTTTTTGGGAATCGAGTTTGCAGGATATGTAGTCATTTATGAGATTTCTTTTTGCAAGCGTCACAGCAAAAAGTATATGCAGACTATTAAAAACTTGCGCGGAAGATTGGAGGACAATAATGCTTAACAAAGTTATTTTAATGGGTAGGATTACTCAGGAGCTTGAACTTAAACAGACCACGAACAGAACGGCAGTGCTGTCATTTAACGTAGCTGTGGACAGAAGCTACACCAAGCAGGGCGAAGAGAAGCAGACGGATTTCATCACCTGTGTGGCATGGAGAAAGACTGCTGAATTTATCAATAACTATTTCGGCAAGGGTAGAATGATAGCCCTTGAGGGACAGCTGAGAAGCCGTACATACGATGATAAAAACGGCACAAAGCACTATGTGACAGAGGTTTACGTTGATAACGTGTCATTCACAGGTGAACCAAAGCAGGGCGGAAACAGTTCAGCTCCGTCACAGAGTGTGCCACAGCAGAATACACCGCCACAAAACGCATCTCCACAGCCTGCACCAAGCCAGAACAGCTCGCCAGCAACGCAGAGTCTTGGTATTGACGGTTTCGAGGAAATATTCAATGACGACGACGTGCCGTTTTAATGATTACTCTGAGGGACTATCAAGATAAAATCGTAAACACTGTACGCTCGCTTATGGCAAGCGGTAAACGCAGAATATGTGCTGTCGCCCCTTGTGGCTCTGGCAAGACGGCCATATTCGCATATATGGCTGACAAGTCGCAGGACAAGGGCAACACAGTGTGGTTTTTGGTACACAGAAAAGAACTGCTCGATCAAACCATAGCAACATTTGACCGCTTTGGTATTCAGCGCAACACAATTCTTGTGGGCATGGTCGCCACACTTGCAAATGCTCTTGACAAGCACCCAGAACAGTACAAAGCACCTGACTTCATTGTCATTGACGAGTGCCACCATATAACGGCTAGGACGTATCAGAGAATACTTGAACGCTTTCCAAAGGCATTCGTAGTTGGACTGACCGCAACGCCAAGCAGACTTGACGGCAAGCCACTTAAAGATTGCTTTGACGATATGGTGGTAGGCATTACCGCCAAAGAGCTTATTGCTCAGGGATATTTATCCCCTTATAGGTACTTCGCACCGAGCGTAGCTGACCTATCGGCACTCAAACGCAAGGGCAAGGATTTTGACCCACAGCAAGCAGCTGAGCTACTTTCCTCGAGAGCGGTGTTTGGCGACGTTATAGCGAACTATCGCAAATATGCCGACGGACTTCAAACGATATGCTATTGTTCTTCCGTTAAGCACTCTGAGAGCGTTGCAGAAGCGTTCAGAGCGGTTGGAATTAATGCTGTACACTTTGACGGCAATACACCTAAGAGCGAGCGAGAACGCATTACAGACGATTTCAGGGCAGGAAAAATAAAAATTCTTTGCAACGTTGATTTGATATCAGAGGGCTTCGATTGCCCTGACTGCGAGTGTTGCATACTGTTAAGACCGACAATGAGCTTAACGCTGTTTATCCAGCAAGCTATGCGGTGTATGCGCCCGAAAGAGGGCAAGACGGCAATAATTCTCGATCACGTCAACAACTACAAGCGACACGGCTTGCCTGATGATGACAGAGAGTGGAGCTTAAACAGCGTTCCGAAGCCTGAAAAGGAATATAACACAGACGGCACGCTACAGATACGGCAGTGTTCAAAATGCTTTGCTACATATAGACCAACGTCTGCAAAGAAATGTCCATATTGTGGAGCGGCTGAGGAACTGACCAGGCAGGAAATAAAAAATATCAAGCAGATAGAGCTTGAAGAAATAAAGGGAAGCAAGCGTAGAGAAGCAGATGACAAGGTCAAGGAATACAAGTCCGCCAAGGATTGCAAGACGCTTCAAGAACTGTTTGCGTTTGCAAAAATGAGAGGATATAAGCCACAATGGGCATATGTCCAAGCAAAACAGAGAGGATGGTTTAAATGATGAGAGGTAGCCAGGCAATTGGTATTGACACCAATCCTGTAAATTCAATTGCAATTACGCTCGCTAATGCCAACGTAAATACGCTCAAGGCAGTTGATATCATCACTAGCGAGATCATAAAAGAAGCACACATCAATCAGTATGACGTTCCGTTCTGGATACTGGCATTTGAAATGCTTACCAATACATTCAAGGAAACACTGAGCAAGGATATGCTCGAGGTGTATGAAGATGCTAAGGAACATTTCTCATACTCTGCTATTACTATGGGAGAGCCTAGAAATGAGTAAGTCAGAACACGAGATACAGAACGAAATCCGCCTTGCGTTATCTTCAAAAGATAGCATTGTGTTCAGAACAAATGCAGGCACATTCTATCAGGGAAAAATGGTTTACTCAAAGGAGTTTAAATCAATGGTACTTCTCAGCCCTCGCAGGGTTGACGGACTTCCTAAAGGTTTTTCAGATTTGGTGTGCTTTACTAAGGGTGGAAAAACGGCATTCATAGAGTGTAAGAATGCCGACGGAAAACTTAGAGAAGAACAGAAAATATTTATTGACCGTATGCGTGACCTCGGCTTTGTTGCCGGGGTCGCAAGGTCCGCTGAGGAGGCGAAACTACTATGCCAACAACTGATGAAAGATTAAAGCAAATTGAAATCGTTGCTTTGAAAGAAGAGGGCGATTTGCCAGAAAATATGTCAATGTCGGAAAATATGTTCTATGAGGAAATGCACTGCTTGTACGCTAGATACAAAATGAGCTGTCTTGTAAGCAAGCTCCCTGCTGATATACAGAACAAAGTCCCTATCGTGACAAAAGACGAAGCTTCGGTATTAAAGAAGAAATACCTTGCAGGTGTTAAGAATATGCAGATGTGGGAAGATATCTTCAAGACAGAGATACACATCGCAAACGAGATAAACAAGGTCATTTCTCCCACATCAGAGCTGAGCGGAATGACGAAAGAACAGCTTCTCGACAAAACCATACGAATGATAGGCGTTATCCAGGGGCTAATGAATGCTGATGACCGAATTCCGAAGTTTCTGGAAGGTCTAAGAGGAGATCATAAGAAATGAGAACGAGAACAGGAAGATGCAAGAAGACAAGCAAGTGCATATATGCGACTGAAATATATGGTGAGAAGTGTTGCGGATATTTGCTTGCAACGGGTGAGAAAAGAAACTGCCCTCCCGATAACTGCAACAAGTTCAAGAGCATAAAACAGTTTGAAAGGAGATTTGATAGGTGAAATACTTAGATTTTCTGAAGTCTAAAATGGCTATTGCTACCGACAGCGGTTTTGACGTTCCAGATAAGAAAATAAACACGGCACTCAAGCCCCACCAGCGTGACATTGTTAAGTGGGCTGTAAAAGGTGGCAAGCGTGCTGTGTTCGCCAAGTTCGGACTAGGCAAGTCGGTTATACAACTGGAATGGTGTACACAGGTCATAACTCACGAGGGCGGAAAAGCCCTCATAATATGCCCTCTGGGTGTTAAGCAGGAGTTTGTTCATGACGCTGTTGAGATACTTGGCTATGACGCACCTACATATGTTAAAACCATGGCAGAGGTGAGGGCGTGTTCGGCTGATATCATGATAGCGAACTACGAGAGAGTTCGTGACGGAGATATCGATGTAAAGTATTTCACAGCTACTTCCCTTGACGAAGCAGCTGTATTGAGAAGTTTCGGCAGCAAAACCTATCAAGAATTTCTAAAGAAGTTCAACGGCGTTCCATATAAGCTTGTGGCAACCGCAACGCCTGATCCTAACAAGTATAAAGAACTTATCCATTACGCTGGATATCTTGAAATCATGGACACGGGGCAGGCTCTGACGCGTTTCTTTCAGCGTGACAGCACAAAGGCTAACAACTTGACATTGTACCCTCACAAGGAAGAAGAGTTTTGGCTATGGGTAAGCTCATGGGCGGTATTTGTTTCAAAGCCGTCAGATGTCAACCCCACATATTCTGACGAGGGATATGATTTGCCCGAGCTAAAAATCAACTATCACAGGCTTGCAGTCAGCAAAGACGAGTTGTCAGTCGATAAGTTCGGTCAGAGCAAGCTGTTCGATGAAGCTACAGCTAGCTTGCAGGACGAAGCAAAGATAAAGCGTGAAAGTATATCTCAGCGTGTTGCAGAAGCAGCTAAAATAATATCCGAAAACCCAGAAGATAGCTTTATTATCTGGCATGACCTTGAAGAAGAACGCCACGAGATAAAGCGACAGATACCAAATGTTGTTGATATCTATGGTTCTATGGATATCGACTTGCGAGAACGAAGAGTTATCGACTTTGCTAACGGCAAAATAAAGCTGTTTGCGACAAAGAAGATACTTTCCGGAAGTGGCTGTAACTTTCAGAAACATTGTCACAGGGCAATATTTATCGGTATCGACTACAAGTTTAATGACTTCATTCAGGCTGTTCACCGCATATATAGGTTTCTGCAAACTGATGAAGTGACAATCGACATAATCTACATGGACGAAGAAGACGAGATAAAAAAGCAGCTGCTTGACAAATGGAAACGTTTCGACTATCAATCTGAGAAAATGGCTGAGATAGTCCGCAAAAACGGCTTGTCTAGCGTTGACAACATCTCCGACAAAATGAAAAGAAGCATAGGAGTGAAAAGAGTGGTAGTAGAGGGTAATCACTACAAATACATAAACAATGACTGCATATGGGAACTTGAACAAATGCCTGACAACAGCGTTGACGAGATAGTAACTTCAATCCCATTCGGCAATCATTATGAGTACACGCCAAGCTACAATGACCTTGGACACAACGAGGATAATGACAGGTTCTTTGAGCAAATGGACTATTTGACGCCTAATCTGCTGAGAGTGCTGAAACCTGGCAGAGTAGCTTGCATACACGTTAAGGACAGAATTTTATTTGGCAATGCAACAGGCGACGGAATGCCGACTGTTGACCCGTTCAGCGACTTGACTGTTATGCACTATATGAAGCACGGCTTTCGCTACATGGGCAGAATTACAATTACAACTGACGTTGTTCGTGAGAACAATCAGACATATCGCCTTGGCTGGACAGAACAGTGCAAGGACGGCTCGAAGATGGGAGTGGGTTGCCCAGAATATGTTCTGCTCTTTAGAAAGCTTCCTACAGATACAAGCAAGGCTTATGCAGACACACCTGTTACAAAGAGCAAAGCTGATTACAGCAGAGGACGTTGGCAGATTGACGCTCATGCTTACTGGAGATCCAGCGGTGATAGGCTTGTGACAAAGGACGAACTAAAAGAAGTTTCGGTGAACAAGCTTCAAAAGGTATACACGCAGTTTTCAAAGAGCAATGTTTACAACTATGACGAACACGTTGCCCTGGCAGAAAAGCTTGACAAGGAAAACAAATTACCTGCAACGTTTATGGTAATCGCCCCTGCGAGCTGGAACGATACAGTCTGGGACGATATCAACCGAATGAGAACGCTCAACGCTGAACAGCGTAGACGTGATATGCAAATGCACGTTTGTCCTTTACAGCTCGATATAATCGAACGCCTTATCACTAGGTACTCCAATGAGGGCGATGTTGTGCTTGACCCATTCGGTGGAATAGGCTCAACTCCTATGACTGCAATTAAAATGGGTCGATATGGAATAGGCATTGAGCTTAACCCCGACTATTTCCGTGACGGCGTAGGATACTGCAAAGCGGAAGAAGATAAGATAGATATACCAACGTTATTTGATTTTATGGAGGCGGAATAAACGAATGAAACATCTCGGCGATATCACGCAGATAAACGGCTATACTGCAACGCCTGTTAATGTTATAATAGGCGGTTCGCCATGTCAAGATCTATCCGTAGCAGGCAAGAGAGCGGGCTTGCAGGGCGAACGTTCGGGGCTGTTTATGGAACAGATACGAATTATAAAAGAAATGAGGGATAATGATGAACGTCAAGGAAGAACAGGTGCTGACATCAGACCAAGATACATGGTGTGGGAAAACGTCCCAGGAGCTTTCAGTTCCAACAAAGGTGCAGACTTCGGAGCGGTCCTGCAAGAAACAGTCAAAGTCATCGAGCCGAAAGCCCCCACTATTCCTGTCCCTCAAAAAGGCTGGCCAACAGCAGGATGCCTCACAGGAGATGATATGGGAAGAAAATGGAGCGTTGCGTGGCGAGTATTCGATGCACAGTTTTGGGGAGTACCCCAGCGTAGACGTAGAATCGCACTTGTCGCAGATTTTGGAGGCCTCACCGCACCCGAAATACTCTTTGAGCGCGAAAGCTTGCAACGGAATACTGACCCGTGCGGAACGTCGTGGAAAGCCGCTCCCTCCCCTGCTGAAAGCAGCTTTGCAGTATCAATCAATAACAGAGGTAGCTTTTATGGTGACAAAGCAGAAACTCTAAGAGCAGAGTCACACGGAGCATTACCTACTGCATATTGCATTCAAGGTAATTGCATTGACAGAGCCTTGACCGCAGGATGTAACGGCAAAGGTTGGACGGAAAACGTAAGCTACACGCTTAATACTGTTGATCGCCCTGCGGTAGTTCCGTTGCTTAACGATCAAGGCGGTTCTTCTCTGACCGGGAATGATGCCGCAACAGTCGCACCGACAATACGAGCGGAAATGCACGGAAATGTTCCTGCTGTTGTGTTTTCAGACGTCGCTAGTACTCTGCGTGCTGGAGCGGGTGCACCTAAGCACAATTCGGATGTTAAGGGTAGGTTGGTATTGGCATTTGAAAATCACGGTCAAGATACACGATTTAAAGGTCCAGCTGATGTTTCACAAACGGTATCTGCGACTTTTGGCATGGGAGGCAATAATACCCCTTTAGTAGTTTCAAAAGGTCCTGGTGCTGTGTGCATCGGAAACGGGCAGACATCTCAACTCAAAGTCAGCGAGAAAGTCGGTACATTGGACTGTATGCACGACCAGAAAGCCATTATAGAGCTATCAAACGGCATAGTACGCAGACTTACGCCCCTTGAGTGTGAGCGATTACAGGGCTATCCAGACGGATGGACGGCAATAGGCGAGATAGTCGGATACAATGTATACACTGATGACGAGGGCAACGAATATAAAGACCCGATAAGAGAGTACACGGATGGCAACGGCAAGCGAAAGAAAGTAACCGATAGTGCACGTTATAAGGCACTAGGTAACAGCATATCAATCCCGAATTGGTTCTACGTTCTTCAAAAACTTACGCTTTGTTGTGGAACAGATACCACAATGGCTAGCCTATTCGACGGCATCGGCGGATTTCCGCTGATATGGGAAACACTTAACGGAAAAGGTTCTTGCGTGTGGGCATCGGAGATTGAAGAATTCCCAATCGCCGTTACAAAATTCAGATTTAATACATAAAAAGCCGCCCCGTAGGGCGGCATAAGATTATGTTCGATAACGTTTCTTGATAAATGTATAAAGCCCAACGGCAATCGATACTATGAGCAGACCACCAAGGACAGGGACGGTATCAACGAGTTTCATAAAGGCAAATGCAAGAATCTTAATCGTTGACCACAAGGACTGCAGCAGTTGTAACATTTTATCACTCCTTTCTTTAAAATTTTATACATTATAACACCGCAGGATATGATTGTCAATGGGCATAACAAACAAAACGCAGGACTTTCACACATCGAACACAAAAGGAGGAACATATGAGTAAAATAAAAATATTTAAAGAAATCCTCACAGCAGTTGGCATATGGTCTTTGGTCGGCCTATCATGGCAAATACTTGAGATTTTAATGTATGGAGAAGTACAACCACGAAGTGTAGACACAATCGTTACAGCCGTACTGAGTCTATCTCTATATATAAACTTAGAGATGTTGGAGTGATAACATGGGTAACAATAAATTCTGTCCGAGCTGCAAGTATTTTGAAAAGACACCTGACAACTGCGGCAGAAAGAACGGAAAATACGGGCTATGCGTTCGTCAAATGAAATTCGGCCTAAAACCAATGGTAGTCAACTATCAGCACCCTGTCTGTGAAGAATTCAAAGACAAGATAGAGGCTGTAAAATGCAGTGCTGCTACGACGCTTTGTTGGTACTGCAAACACGCAGTGCCAACAAAGGACAAGATAACAGGAGAATACCTCACAGGCTGTGCATGGTCCATAGACCGCAGACCGGTTGAGGGTTGGAAGACGTGTCAGCACAGAATGTATGAATCGCAAAAGGGCGGTATGATACATTCGTATACTGTGACGGAGTGTCCTGAGTTTGAGGAGGGATAACATGAAGGTATTAATAGCGTGTGAAGAATCGCAAGAGGTCTGCAAGGCATTTCGTGCAAAATGTCACGAAGCGTACAGCTGCGACATTCAGATGTGTTCAGGCGATCACCCTGAGTGGCATATATTAGGTGATGCTCTGACCGTTATCAACGGCAATGCAAACTTCACAACTTACGACGGACAGGCACATACGGTAGACAAATGGGATTTGCTGATAGCTCATCCGCCGTGTACGTATCTTAGCAACGCGGGAGCAGCACGTCTGTACAAAAAAATGAATGGGAAAAGTTATGTTGACCTTGAAAGATTTAATAAAGGGCAAGACGCAAAAGAATTTTTCCTGAAATTTTTTCATGCCCCTGTTAAAAGAATAGCTGTTGAAAATCCAATCCCGTCTGGAGTATATCGGTTGCCGAAATATACGCAGGCCATACAACCATATGAATACGGACACCCATACAGCAAAAAAACGTGTTTGTGGTTGAAAAATCTGCCTAAATTGGCACCGACAAATGTTGTTAAACCCATATGTTCATGGGTATCAGGTGGTAGCAAAAAGTCGGACGGCACTGCACGCACAAACTGTGGAATGCCGTTTCGTGACAGCAAGACAAAATCCAAAACATTTTCAGGCATAGCACAAGCAATGGCTGAACAATGGGGAAGTGAGGAGAAATAGCATGGTAAAAATCAAACCCGAATACATATTTCCGCTTCTGCTGATTCTGCTAGACGTGGGAGCAGCAATTATATACGCCGTGCAGAAAGACTATAAAAAGGCTGTCTACTGGTTAGCGGCGGCAGTGCTGAATGTGACGGTAACTTTTTAGGAGGAATAACAATGTCAAGATATATTGACGCAGAAAAGTTAAAGTGTTCTATTGATTCGGAAACAGACAGCATATTTGATTGGGATATGACCATAGAAGAACTTTATTATAACCTGTGCAAACTGATTGATGATGAACCTACCGCAGATGTGCAGCTTGTGAAGCGTGGAACATGGGAGAATACAAACACACCTAATCAGCTTAGATGCAGTAATTGTGAAATCATTCACTTTATAGCTCAGTATCCACACGGTGAGATAAATTACTGCCCAAACTGTGGTGCTAGAATGGACAGTGACAGCAGTATCGCTGATATAATCAACGAACAGCCTACCGCAGACGTGCAGGAGGTCAAGCACGGATATTGGAAATTTCACGAAAAAACAAAACTCGTGCCAGCCAATAAGGTTGGCATAAAAGAAGAATACACTAATGGTCATGATTGTACTGTCGTTGACAATACAAATGTCAACAAAAAAATCATGATTATGAAGAAACATATTACAGTAAGAGTGCCTGTGTGTTCGGTCTGCGGTTGGTACGGGCATGATGAATGCGATGCAACGCCATACTGCCCAAACTGTGGAGCTAGAATGGACGGTGACAGCAGTATCGCTGATATAATCAACGAACAGCCTGCCGCAGACGTGCAGGAGGTCAAGCGTGGATACTGGCAGAACAAATATAGAAGTGGCACGACAATTAAAGAGGGTGTTGTATCTTCCTGCTGTGATATGTGGAATAACAGAAAATCGCAGTTCTGTCCTAACTGCGGAGCAAGAATGGACGGTGATAACAATGGATAAAACCTGTTCAAATTGCAAACACGCAATAGGCTTCGGTCCTCTGCATAACAAGGCAATATATGCTTTTTGTGAAAAGCGAAGTGGTGTCACAAAGGACAAATTTCTCGCAGTGAGCAGAAAGGATAAATGCAATGCGTGGGAGAAAAGGAGTGATAACAATGCGTAAGATACTATCTACATTCACAGTTGATTTTGACAACGTTTATGGCGAAGAACTACAAATTGACGGAAACGTTTATGACAATCCTGAACTCTTGAAAGGTGGTATATAAATGGACATCAAAAAAATCATAAACAATTTCGTTGAAGCACACACTGATGAAATTGAAGCGGCACTCCGTTCTGCGTTGTCGGAAGAAAAATCGATAAATGAAATCAAAGCAGGAGACCATTTTGAGTACAAAGGTATCGAATGGGTTTGTCTTGATGTAGGAAACAAAACCGCTTTTGCAGTAACTGCTAAGGTAATCGCCAATATGCCGTTTAACGATGAATATAAGGACGGTTGTAACAACTGGAGAACATCATCACTAAGAAAATGGCTTAACAGCGAGTTCCTCGACAATAACTTTGATAAAGGTGCACTGCTAGCAAATTTCTCTACCTTGACAGCAGATAATGGTGATGATAAGTACGGTGCCGTCAAAGACTATGTAACACTTATCGATTGCGATCAGTACAGAAGATACAGAAAATTTATGCCTAAGTATGATGATTGGGTATGGACGCTTACCCCTCGCTCTTGTACCGCCGGCTACGCCGGCGGCGTGCGTGGCATCGATCCGTCAGGAGAGTTGAGCGACTTCAGTGCGCACAGCACAAGCGGAGTCGCCCCCGCTTGTTTGTTTAACCTCAACTATCTCTCATCGTGCTGGCAGGCACACATAATCACACATAAGTGAGGTAATTCCATATGACTAACCGAAAAATCAGAGACTACCAGCGAAACCGCAAACTTAAAGGCATTGTTGACGCAAACTTCAAGACCTTTGCGACTGTGGTAATTGCTCTCAAACAGTTGTTTCCACACGACTGGTACAAAAAAACCATAACTGACTTTACAACATCGTATGCCGAATTTACGGCGCATATGAACAGCTATGATGCAGAAGCATACGATTTCCGCGTTGAAGATTCTTGCCGCAAGCTGAACATCAGTGACAGCGACACCTACGATATTATTTTCAGGCTTAACGGCAAGCTCCCTGCTGAGATTTTTCTTGCACTGCAAAACAACTTGAAATGTATGCTGATACATTTGCGCTTGAATTGCAGCATTGGCTCACAGAGATATGCAAAACTAATTGCATATCTAAAATCAGACGCCAAGATATGCGGACAAGCAGATCTTACAGCACTCGGCTTATCGTTCGACGATGACATCGACTATCGTAAACTCAAATCCAAAACCGAGCAACCGACTTATTCCGACGGAATTAAAGCTCAGCAAATACTGAAAGCACTGAAAGCATACCAAGACGAGGTGATTAAATGTCAGCAACAGCTTTCGAGCAAATCAAAGAACGACTTACCTGCGTCGAGTACGCACGCAGGATAGGTCTTGCAATAAACAAACCAGGTGACAGATGCGTATCCCCTTTGCGGTCATCAGCAAATAACAAGTCATCGTTCGTTGTCTACGACGACTATTACTATGACCACGGGGACTCCAAGGGCGGCGACGTTATCGATTTTTGCGCCAACTGTGAGTTCAACGGGAACCGAGCAGAGGCACTCCATAAACTCGCAGATCTCACAGGAGTAACCCTCAACTATCAGACGGACAACTGGAAATCCGCACTTGATTCTCGTACAAAACTCGTTGAGAAGTGGCACTCTCAGCTGCGCCCAGAGGATATTGACTATCTGCATGGCCGTAACATCAACGATCAGACCATTAACCGCCTGAAAATCGGCTACACGGGTGAGGGCTATCGCGTAGAGCTCCCCGACAAAATAGCCGAACACTATGCTGCTAATCGTATATGTATACCGTATTTCAAAAACGGATATATAGCTTCCTGGAACGCTCGTGCAACGTCAGATAAGCAGAAGGTCAAGTATCTCAAGCCACCAGCCTCAGACAACTCTGACCGAGCTGTTATCTGGGGTATGCACACACTCAATCGCACGTCGAGCAACCTCCCTCTCGTTATCTGCGAGGGAGCGTTTGATGCTTTAAGCTATGAGCAGGAAAACTATCCGATACTAGCGACTATGGGCGGAGCTTTCAGCAAATCTAATCGCGAACAGCTTCCTGTGATAATCTCAGCCGCTAAGCAGTTTCCATACGTCCTGCTTAGTTTCGACACCGACGAGCCTGGCAAAAAATTCACTCTTAAACTTGGCAAGCAGCTATTCTCACACCGCATACCTTTCAAGGTAGCGGCTATACCGCCAGCATTCAAGGACGTGTCGGAGTATTACTCGCACGGCTATCCGCTTGCAGATCTCGTTGACAATGCCACACCAGGCGTCAACGAACTTGCCAAGCGACTTACGGACCGCGAGGAACTCAAGCAGTTCTGCCACGAAGCCGCACGCTGGGTAGCCAAGCCTGAGCTATCAGACTTATTCTCAGCTATCCGTGAGAACATCTCGATATACCGTCCTGAGATGTCAAGCGACTATCTCAACGAGTTGCGAAAGTCCTGCTTCGCATCCCCTAACGAGGATATCATAGCAAAATACGTTGCCAAGCGACATAATCTCAGATATCTTGCCAACGTGGGCTTCTACGAATATTCACATGGCTACTGGCAGGCTCTCGATGATGATGTCATCGGCGGCTACATATCCCGTGAGCTGGGCTCATACCGTACAGGCAGCAAGCTCACATCAATTACGAAGCTTCTCCGCACCGACTGTATCACGCAAGAGCAATTTAATAAGCAACCTCTCCTGAGCTTCATCAACGGCACGCTAGACCTCAGAGACCTCACATTCCGTGAGCACTCCCCGTCCGATATGCTCACAGTTCAGTTCAATTTTCCATACGTCCCCGGCACAACGTCTGAGCGCTGGAACAAATTCATATACGATGTTTCAGCCGGTGACGCTAAGCGTATGTCCCTCTTGCAGGAGATAGCGGGATATATTCTCTACACAGACTGTTCCTTGCAGTCATGTGCTTTTCTTCTCGGTGAGGGATCAAACGGCAAGTCCGTGTACATTGAAACCCTGCAATCCATTTTCCCAAAAGATGCTCAAACGACTTTCGAGCTGTCGGGTCTTGTTGAGGACTTCAAACGCATTAAGCTGATGAACTCCCTTGTAAATTTCGGGGAGGAAACCAACACAGATGTCAAGGGTGCAGAATCAGTTTTTAAACAGGTCGTTGCAGGCGGTGCGATCTCAGGCTGTTTCAAGCATAAGGACTTTGTGGACTTTATTCCACGAACGAAATTTATCTTTGCGTGCAACAACATTCCGCACTTCAAGGACTTCTCATATGGTCTTGAACGCCGTATGCTGTTCGTTAAATTCTCACGCCGCTTTGTGGACGAGCCAGACCCGAGCAAGCCGAACGAAATGAAAGCCGACCGCACTCTCAAGGACAAGCTTCTTGCGGACAAGCCTGCAATCTTCAACTGGATACTCGAAGGCTATAACCGTCTCAGACAAACCAGCTCATTCACTGTAACGGACGACTCTGAGGACCTTAAACAATCCTTCCGCGAGGTTATCAACCCTGTTTCGGAGTTTGTTTCCGAAGAGCCGTATGCTGAGTATTTTAATGATGAAAACACCGACTATATCAGCAACACAAAGCTGTATCAATTCTATCGCACATGGTGTGAAGAAACAGGTCATCACGCCAAAGCACTTTCGTCATTCAGCAGGGAATTCAAGCGACTTACAGAAGATAAGTTAATTGCCGTGCGCAACATGAAAGAGCGAGGCTATCAGCTCAAGGATTCTCAGCAGAAAGTCAGCATCTTTAATGGGGACGGCTTTGATGAACTTCTCTGACCGCCCATGACAGCCGCCCATGACAGATGTATCTGTGCAATCCGACATGTTATCCGTCATAATCCGTCATGGGTTCTCGCTTGTTAATAATTAATTCACAAAACGCACGTTTGTTCCAGCTCATGACAGATATAAAACCACATCTGTCATGGGTAATCCGTCATCTGTCATAGCCCCTATATTCCTAGCTTTGCGGGGTGCTTATGACAGCATGACAGATACTTTATATAAAGTATAAATATTAATAAAATAAAAATACATATAGAAAAACGGAATTTTGTCATAAAGTCATGTCATTCTGTCATATCCGTCATAAGGAGGTTTTATAATGTCCAATTACGCCGATTATCTCAGCTGCATTTCAGACCCGCATATATATGCTGTGATGAAATGTATTTACATTCAAAAGCTCACGCAAGAACAAACTGCCGAGCGACTTTGTATCTCACCTTCGACTGTCTATCGCGTTCACAAGGTAGGCTGTCGCACAATCAATGAAATTATTCAAGGAGGTGTTCAGAATGGCAAATGATGTTGTAAAAGGCAGAGGCGGTAAAAATAACTTCGGTGTTTCAAATAAAACTGCTCTTGCAAAAGATAGCGCTTTTGTCGGTAAGTTGGTCAACGAAGTTTACGTTGCTTACAAACAGCCGAAAGTTAAGTCAAATGCAGAACTCGCAGATAGGCTCGATAAGTATTTTAAACACTGTGCTGAAAATAATATCGTTCCTACCGTTGAGGAAATGTGCCTGTTCACTGGCTATTCAATCCAGACTATCTGGGATTGGGAAAAAGGCAGAACACACCCGTTTGATGAGGGGGAGTTGAACGTTTCGACGTCAGAAATAATAAAAAATGCCAAGAGTTTTATGCGTGCTTTTGACGCAAAATTGGTGCAGGCTGGCAAGCTTAATCCCGTCACTTACATCTTCCGTGCAAAGAACTACTACGGTATGACCGACAAGCAGGAAGTTGAGGTCACAAAGACCAATCAGCTTGGCGACAACATGACCGATGATGAGCTTGCAAAGAAGCTCATGAAAGAAACTGAGGTCATAGACGTTGAAACTTTGGAAACTGAGGAATAGCAAGCGACTATCACTCACGCACTGAGCGACTATCGAGCGACTATGAAGCGACTATGAAACGCACACGGAAACGTAAAAATTTTCACACGCAATAGTCGAAATAAAAATATGAACAGAAAATCGGCAAGAAAACAGCCGAAAACACGCCGCCTGAGGGGTTGACCTTTGGGCGGCGGTGATTTTATCGAAAAATCATGCACGCACCACAAGACGGCTAGCAAGCCTCGTATGACGTTTTAGCATTTAGTGCAGTAGTTTTATAGGCGACACGCTAGAACGTCATAGGACGCACGCTAGGCACATTGCAGAACGTCATAACAATAACAATACTGCAAAGATATCACCGCTAGGCCGTCCAACACGTCGCAAGAGCTGTTGAGCAGCGTTGAGCGGTAAAGTGTATAGGGGTATGACATCGGACCGCATAGGCGGGCGAATAGGTGGCAAGGGACGGAATAGAATAACAACGCCCGCCCCACGATCAGCGGAGCGGACAAAAAAAGAAGCCCGCCAAAGCCGGAGCCTTGGCGGGGTGCAATTCTAGTAGTCACATATTAACGGCGATTTTTCCGCAGCGGGAAAATTTAAAACATAATCATCAGGGTCGGCAAATGCTGCCGGCTCGTCCGTGTTGTCAAATTCGCGTTCACACGGGGCTATGAAAACCACCAAAAAATCAAATGTGCTATCAAAATCACAGTTTTCCCGGATGTTGTGTGCATACTTTTTCAGCACCGCCCTTGCGGCGTTTTCATCGTCGAAAATTGCCACAGGGGTGTTGATAAATTTTTTTGCGTAAATAATGTCGGTCACGCTGATAGGCGGGGCTATCTGTTCTACAACAGCGGAAAAAATTCCGTATTTCATAATTTTGTACCTCCGTTTTTTCCAATTATACATCATTGCGACGGCTTTGTCAATGCCGCCTGCTGTGGCGTGGGGCTGATATCGTCAACCCCCTAGAACGATTATTTGTAACGCTTCGCCGTTCTGATAACCACCAGAACAGGGAGCAGAAGCAGAGCTATTATTAGCATGCGGTCACCGCCTCACCCTGGTGTGTGATGCCCATTTCGCGCATACGAATACATTCGGCAACCAGTTCATTGATATTGTCCTGCGTCCATTCACGCAGATAGTCAAAATTAATAACGCGTCTGTTACCGTCATCTGATAGTTTTTCAGTGATGTTATACAGCCCCCAGCAGTTGCCGTTGATATCATAGTAGTATGTGTCAACGGCGATGTGTGTTGGCAGCATGGTTTTTATAAATCCCGCCTTGCGCCATACCCACATCATGTCATGCGGGTTGTTTAAATCGTGGTCACATCGTGTGACCTCAACGGCGAAACGATCACCGACGCGGTATAATATCCGGCGATCATCGACGATTGTTTCAACGTCGGTGACAAATTTCATATAGTGGTTTATGATCTGCTGTTCGATTGTTAACGGTGTTACATATCCTTTGGCTGTCCACGCATTGGCTACCTCGCCAGGTTGTAACGGCTCATAGCCAAGATATGCGGCTGTTCCTGCTCTTCTTGGTTCAAGACCCTTTGCTCTTGCGTCGTCTTCTGCTTTTTTCGTCCAGATGTAATTGATGTTTTTCATAGTGTTATACCTCCTGTTTTAAAATTCTTCGATATATTCAAATTCGTCTGGGTCAAATGCAAATACCTCTTGCATTGCCTGTGGCGTGCCTATGCACTGTGCACACTCTTCAGCAGTCTCACAGCCGTCAAGGTTGCTATAACTTGCGCTCTTGGCAACGTCGATTGTTAGCTCTTCGTCAAATAGGTTTTCATAAATCATGAACCCTTTGCCGTTCTCGTCCACGAATACAACGCAGTTATATCCGTTCGTTTTACAAAAATATCTTTTCATGTTTTACCTCCTGCCCTGTGGGCTGTCTTGCTGTGGTTTTTGTTTCTGTAATTATAATATCACGATTTCGTGATATTGTCAATAGGTTTTTATCATGTTTTCGTGATATTTTTTAACTTTGTTGAATATGTACAAAAAATCAAAAGATATTGTACACATTTGTACAAACGAGATCATGCAAAACGGCCGTTATTATTATATATACCTTTATAAACGAAAAAAAGACCCACCCCCCCGGGGGTCTTGCA